CTGATCTTGAGAGGCAAAAAACAACCTATGATACTGGTGCCCATAAGGGTGATTTTGATCGTGCAAAAAGAGCAAAGCAGTATAAGAAAGAAGCATTCGCATTCTCTGAGATTGAGTTAGAAGAACTTGCACTTCTCGAAGAGATTGATGCAATGACCGATGAGCAACTCATCGACATGATGGAAGACCTCATCATCGAAACTGCTGAGGATGATCAGGATCTCCTTGAAATCTGTGAGCACCTTGAGGAAGTAGAACTTCTGGACGAAGCAAGTGACAAGTATTATGACTCTGCTGTCAAGGCATCTAAGGATGCTGCTAAGAAGAATCGTCCTTCCCGTGTCGAGCGTATGAAGTCTGCTGCTAAAGCAGCAGGTGCTAAACTCAAGGCAGGCGTTAAGGGTGCTGCTAAGAAAGCAATCGGTGCAGGTGCTCGTGCTGCTGGTCATGCTAAAGGTGAGTTTGAAGCAGCAAGGATTAAATCGAAGCGTGCTTCAATGGAGAGAACTCCTGCTAAGAAGAAAGATGATGACGACGGTACAGGTGGTAAGTTAGACGCATTGTTGGCAAAAACCAGAGGTACTTCCAGCAGCAGCTCCTCCTCTGGTGGTGGCGGGGAAAGAGATGCAGGATCTGAAGCAAGAGAGCGCATGAAGTCTAAGAAGAAGGGTCCTGGTCTTCTCAGCAAAATTGGTGGTGCAGTTAAGAAAGGTCTGAAGAAAGCAGTTGGTAAGACTGCTCGTGCAGTCTCCAAGGGTAGCGGCAAACTTGCTAAGCGTCTTGGTGAGGACTACGATCAGATTGCACATCTTTATGAGTCTGGTCTCTTCTCCATCGAAGAGATTGAGAATGTAATCGAAGAAGGTTACAAGGAGATCGATCGCTCCAAGGAGAATAAGATGTATCGTCGTGCAGGCAACCTTGCTCGCACAGGACTTTCTTCCAAAGG